GGACGGCGATTACATTGTAAGAGACCTCTTCTGGGTTCTTTACAGTGTTGATTGCTCTTTCAAAAGTAAAGTACTCAGAGCTATTTTCTTTGTTGCTTGGGTTAACCAAGGTGGGGGTGAGTGGGTCTGACTTTGTGACATCAAAGCCGTCGAAACCACCGAAGAACAACGTTGTAAGACCGGGAGCACCTGTGGACAGTCCTAAGACTCCATCTACTCCAGACTTAGCTGTTAAGGACTCGCCGTCCGTCCTGGCGCTGCTGGCGTGCTGTAATACACTTGATGTGCCAACCACACCGTC